CGCAGGTAGGCCTTCATCCGCGGCCCGGCCGAGACGCCCGTGTCGGCCACCAGCGACCAGCGGCACGTCCCGTCGGCGTCGACCGGGATGTTCACCAGGCTGTCGTCGGGGTCCGAGGACCGGCCGACGACGGCGAGGACGTAGTCCCCGGCGGTGACCGCGGCCCCGTTGATGATGGAGTGGTCGCCGGCGACACCGACGACGCCGGAGAACCCCACCACGGACACGCCCGAGCCGGGGACGAACACGCTCAGCGCGGCAGCGGCCGTCGCGGCGACCGAGAACGTCGCCGTCGCGGTGCCCGTCGCGCCGAGCCCGACGGCCTTGTACGCGCCGTTCCACGTGGACAGCGACCCGTCCCGCTCGGTCCCCGCGGTGTACCCGGCGGGCATCGTCAGGTTGCCCGCCGGCGCGGCGCCGTAGAACACGAAGTGGACGCCGGCGGTGTCGGCGGTCAGCGACGGCGCGACGATCGACGTCCCCGTCTGCCCGGCCGTCCCCGCGCCCAGGGGCGGCACCCCGATCCCGACCCGCAGCGGCGTGTTCCGCCCGATCAGCCCGTAGTACGGCGACGTCGGGTTCCGCGGGGAGTACTTCCCCGTCTGGTTCTTCAGCGACAGCGAGCACGACGACGCGTCGACCTGCCCCGCCTCGTCCGCCCGGCCCCGCGCGACGGTGATCGAGTCGCGGACCAGCACGTCGGATGTGACGTCGACCCAGCCGCCCAGGTTCAGCGCGACCCGGACACCGAGCGGGGTCTGCGGGAACGCCATCAGCCGTGCCCGAGGACGGCCTGGACGTCGCCGCCCTTGAGCCGGATCGCCTTGCGGATCGCCTTGATCAGCGCGTCGTCGCCGGCGCCGGTGAAATCGAACGCAACCTCGACGCGCTGCCGGCCGCGGCCGATCACGGCCTGATTCGGCAGCCGGTTCAAGTCGATCCCCGTCCGCCGCTTCGCCTCGATGTCGCCGAGCGTGTCGCCCGCGCGGCCGATCCGCGCGACGTCCTTGTTCACCATCCCCAGCGCCCCAGCGCCGCCGTTGATGAGCGCCGTCACCCCCGCCAGTCCCTGGTCCGGGCCGGCCGCGATCAGCTGCGCCAGGGTCGTCTTGTTCAGCCCGGCCTTGCGCAGCGCCACGATGCCCTTGCCGAACGCCTCGGCCCGGTCGGCCTTGCGGTGCAGGTCCGCCATCAGCTGCGGGAACGACATGCCGTCCTCGCTGCCGATCGCTGCGGTCGCCGCGAACGTCTGGCGGATCCCGCGGGCGATGTCGCGCGCCTTGTCGATCGAGGCCTTGATCTTGTCGAGCATCCTGTGGACCCCGTCGGCGACGTCTTTCCCGCCGTCCTTGAGCGCGTCCACAGTGCCCTTCGCGAGGATGTGGCCGAACCGGATCCCGAGCTTGTGCAGGTCCGTCTTCACCTTCTCCGCGGCCTTCGCTGCGCCTGCACCCATCGCCTTCACCGCGTTCGACCCGCCCTGATACGACGGCGCCCTGGCCCTTCCTCCCGTGGCCGACGTCGACACAGAGGGGGCGGGGGCCGCCTCCCCGAGGGAATCGAACTTGTGCCCACCGGCCTGGCTGTACGCGTACTCCTCGGCCGCGTCACTGCCGCGCATCCGCTCACCGGTCGCCAGGGTCCGCGCCTGCTGCAGCCGGTAGAACGCGGCCATGGCCTGCTGCACGTCGGCGGTCACCGTGATGTGGACGGTGTCCACCACGCTGTCGATTTTCTGGTTGATCCAGTCGACGGCGTCGGAGATGTTGTTCCGCAGGGCTTGGATCGCCGCCGCCGCCTGATCCGCCTTGCCGCCTCCGAGCCAGTCGGGCAGATGGCCGAGGCCCTCGAGCACCTTCTGAAACCCGCCGAGCACGAAGTCGATGTATCCGCCGAAGAACGAGATGATGCCCTTCACCGCGGCCCCGACGGCCCCGACGATCGCGTTCCACGCCCCGGTCACGATGTCGCGGAACGTCTCGGACTTCTTCCACGCGAACACCATCGCGGCGCCCAGAGCGATGATGATGCCGCCCACGATGAAGATCGGGTTGGCCCACAGCACGGTCGCGAGCGCCGCCCACGCCCCGGTCGTCAACGCGGTCACGCCGGCGGAGATGAGCATCCCGGTGCGGATGACGAGGATCGCGCCGCCGAGGATCCCGAGAGTCGTGGCAAGGGCCTTCGCGGTCGACTCGTGCTTCTGCAGCCAGTCCGAGGCGTCCGCCAGCGCGGTGGAGAACTTCTCGACGTAAGGCAGCACCCACGCCCCGACGGTCTCCCCGAGGTTGCCGAGCACGGTCGTCAGCCGCGTCATCGGGTCCGCGGCCGCCGCAGCGGTGCCACCGAACTCCGTCTTCAGCTCGCCCAGAATTATCTTCTGAGCGCCCATCACGTCGCCGGCCTCGACCATCGACTTGATAGTCGCCTTCTGCGACTCCGTGAACGACACGCCGACCTTCGCCAGCGCACCGACGCCCTTGATCGGGTCGTTCAGCGCCTTGCCGAGCTGAATGTTCGCCGTCTTCAGCCCGGACGCCGACACCTCGCCGTTGTTCATCGCCGCGGCCATATCGACAGCGGTCGCGGTGGCCTGGCTGAAGATGTCGTTGCCCTTGCCGACGACGTCGCGGACCTGGGTGAACGTCAGCAGCAGGTTCGCCCCGGACTGGATCGCCTCGTCGTCGGCGCCGGTCTTGTTCGAGATCGCCGTGGCGAGGTCACCGATCCGGTCGGCCGTCATCCCGGCCACGCCGCCGGTCGTCTTGATGACGTTCTCGGTGATCCGCGCGATCCGCGCGGACTCCGCGGCGTCCTTCGCGAAGCCGAGCAGCGCGACCGACGCGGCGCCCATCCCGACGGCGGTGATCTTCGAGATCTTGTCGAACGTCCGGCGGAAGCCACCGGCTGCGGAATTCAGGGCGGCCGAGGTGTTATCCCGGGCGAGGATGCTGAAAATCAGGCTGACGTCCGCGATCTCGTCCCCCTCCCCTCGGCCCTCGCCATCCGCCGGGCGGCGTTCCTGCACTCCCGGCAGTACCTGGCAACGACGCCCGTCGGGAGCCGCTGAGGACCTGTATTGCCGGGGGAGTAGGCGTGCCCCTGCGGACAGTGGGTGATCGCCAGCTGGCGAGCCCGGTTCACCTCGCCGGCGACGCCACGGCGACCGTTCTCCGCGTTGGTCACCACCTCCAGATGCGTCGGGTTGACGCACGCCCGGTTGCGGCAGAGGTGGTCGATCTGCAGTCCGGCAGGGATCGGTCCCACGAGGATCGTGTAGACGGCCCGGTGCACGAGCCTGACGCGTCCGTGCATGACGGCGTAGCCGTTGCTGCGAGCGCCCGTCCATTCCCAGCACCCAGCGTCGCCCACCGCGAGCCTCGGCGAGATCCGGCCGAGGGTCCGCCAGTCCATCGCAACGTGCGTCATTCCCCCGCCCTCTCATTGAGCCTGTCTATGTAAGCCGCGGCCGCGCGCAGTTCAGCGGCGGTGAGCCGGGCACGCTGGTCATAAGGGGCGATGCCGAACACCTCCGCGATCGCCCACGCGTAGTCCCGGCTCAGCTGCTCGAGAGGGCTTTTCCCGGTTCCTCCCCGTCGCCGAACTTCGCCCGCGCCTCGTCGATTTCCTTCTCGAACATGCCGAGGATCAGCTCGGCGTTGTCGGTCGACTCGCCGCCGGCCGCGATCCATGTGTCGCGGTTCGCCTCGAGCTCGGCGACGGACTGCTCGACGAGCAGGTCGGCGCGCCGGAAGTTCGGGGTGTCCTCGTAGCGCAGCCCCGGGTGCCGGCGTCGCGAGAGGTGCCACAGCAGGACCTTGCGGGCCAGACCGTCGCCGAGCTTGCAGTCCGCGACCCAGGCGTCCCACCGCTGCCCGGCGCGCTTCTCCACCGCGATCTGCTCGTCGACGAGGACGTCGTCGGGGTCGAACTCCCAGATCTGCGGCTCTTCGCCCTTCGGCTGGTAGGTCACGTACAACGAGATCTCCTCCTCATCGGGCCGCTCGGGCGGCCCGGATCGCTGACGCTTGCGCGCGGATGCGCAGCTCGAAGGCCATGCCCTCGGTCCACTTCTCGACGACGGCGGTGACGTCCCGCTTGAACTCGGCCTTGTGCCGGTCGGGGACCCGGTCGAACCAGCCGGGGTCGCCGACCTGCTTGACGGCTCCGCGGCCGTACACCGGGTGGTTGAACCCGACCTCGCGGTTGAGCCGCCGCGCGGCCATCGTGAAGTTGCGGACGTTCTTCGTCCGCTTCGCGGTGATGCTGACACCTGCGAGCTGCCCGGACAGCCGGACGTTCGTCGTGATTTTCTTGGCGATCCCGGCCCGCAGGGACTGACCCTGCGTCAGTCCCTGGCTGGGGATGGCCATCACGGCCGAGCGGAACTCCGGGACGAGCCGGTCGCCGGTCGCCTTGAGCTCGCGGCGGAAGTCCTTCAGCAGCGCTTTGCTGCCCGGCTGAGCCTTCAGCACCCTGGCGACATCGACCATGACCTGCTGGTCGACGGTGAGCTGGATCGTCGCGCGGGGCGCCACCGTCAGGCGACGGCGCGGGCGACGGCGCCGGAGATCGGCAGCGACAGGGAGAACCCGTTGACGTTGCCGATGGACCCGCCGACCGGCTGGTGCTTGTTCACCAGCACCGACCCGGTGTACTTCGGGTTCGACGTGCCGACGACCGCGTTGGACACCCGCACCTCGAACGTGACGACCGTGCCGAGCAGCGGGAACAGGATCGAGTCGAGCGCGGCGGCGGCCACATCGTTGAGCAGGTCCAGGTCGAGGGTCGCGGACTTCAGCCCGCCGAGGAACGTCTTCCATCCGGCGTCGCCGTAGGTCGTCGTCTCCTGCGGGTCCGCCTCGATCGGCAGCTCGACCTTCGTGACGTAGCTGGAGATGTCAGTCGCGTTGAGCGAGATGAAGCACTGGGTGAGGACGGTCTTCGCCACGAAGATCTACCTTGCCTTCCGGGGCCTATGCCCTGCCGAATGACGCTGCGAAAAGGATCGAAGGGCTGGACCCGGTGATCGTCCACGCGATCCGGAGCCAGTCATCGGTGAGCGGGCCGGCGATCCGCATGAACTGCCCGCCCGGCAGAGTCGCCGCGCTGAACGTGCCGACAGTGACGGGGGACGGGAACCCGACCGCGTTGTCCGACTCCACCCGCACAGTGATCGAGGGGGTCGTGCCGGACAGCGACAGGACGTGCAGCCCGACGTAGAGGGACTGCGACGCGGACAGCGCACCGAGCTGGTTCGCGGTGCCGGTGCCCGTCGCGGTCCGCGCGGTGCCGGGCGGATGCCCGATCACCCCGCGGGCCAGCCTCGAGGATCCCTTGGCCATGGCCTCGAAGGCGGCCGCGTCGCCGATCCCACCGCCGAGGGCCTTAAGGGATCCCCCGAGGGAGTTCGTGACGTAAGCCAGGGCCTGGTCCGCGGCGCCGGCCGGGGCGATGGTCCACGGCCCGACCGCGCCGAGCTGGGCGAACAGCTCCGGGTCCTCGAACGTGCCGGCCGCCGCGACGGTCCCGGGCTCGAAGAACCCGGCGACGGTGATCTCGGTGGACCCGAGCCCGCCGAGGAACTCCTTCCAGCCGACGCCGCCGTAATTGGTGACCTCGACCGGGTCGATGTCGGCGGTGATCTCCGCCTGGTTGGTCACCCCCGTCAGGTCCACCGCGCCGGCGAATGCCCGGACGTTGGTGAGCACGAGCTTGCCCATCAGCTCCCCGATCCGTAGATGGTGACCTCGAAGTCGGTGCCGACGAGCTTCTCCCCGGCCACCTCGTACCAGCGGGCCTCTCCCGTGGAAGCCACGTGCAGGTCGTGCGCAGCGCCGGACAACGCGAGCGCTCCGGGCGCCCCCCGGGCCGCCTCGATCGCGGCCTTCATCGACCCCGCTCCGGACCCAGCGAGCAGCCCGTAGAGCATGTGCTGGCCCTCGCGGTCATCGGCCCTCGAGCACAGCAGCCGCAGGTTCACGACGAGCTTGTCCAGGCCGCGGCCCATCGTCTGGTCCCATTCGATGCGGACCGACTCCGGGTAGACACACGGTGGCTCGATGGAGTCGGGGACCCAGTCGAGGGGCTGAATGGTCCGGGCCGGCGTGGTGACAGCGGTCGCGGCCGCGGCGGCGAGCCGCTGCAGCACGAGGACGACGTCCACGGTCAGCCGAACCCGGGGATGACGTAGTGCGCGAGCAGGGCCTCGACATCGGGGTCGACGCGGGTGACCCGCACGGCGCCCCACTCGGCCGACCCGAGCACGCCTTCCGGGGAGTTGCGGCGGCTGTAGAGCCGCGCGGCCTGGGTGAGGGTGGCCTGCTTCACCTGGCCGGGCACCGCGGGCCAGCCCCACTTCGCGGTGACCCGGACACGGGTCTGCGGGTCGCCTGGCCACCCCGAGGCGGACAGCGTCAGCCCGGTGATCGCCCGGCCTCGGGCGATCGCGTTCTCCGGGGTGTAGTCGATCGTCGAGGACACCGCGGTGAACGTGGAGATCCCGGTCTCGACGACCAGGCCGGCCAGGCTGCCGATGTCGTCGACCGTCAACGTCTGCCCGGACGCGTCAGTCGTGACGCGCTCCGCGGTGCGAAACGTCCGGGCGGACACGGCGGCGGTCAGGTCGAACCGACGGCCGCAAAGCTCCTCGACAGCCTCGTGCGCGGCGTCGAGCGCCGAGGTGAGCAACCCGTCGCGGTCGACGACGGAGGCCGCCATCGTCAGCCACGCCTTCAGCTCCGCCAGGCTCGCGTACTCGGTACGGGCCATGGGCTAAGCCGTGTCCCGGCCTGGCGCGCGGCGGGACTTCGGGGCCTCCGCCCGCACCTTGGCCGCCATCGCGTTGAGCTCGGTCGCCCGGCCGGGATTGCCGACCGTGCGCATCCGGCTGGCCTCGGCATCGAGGCGGCCCGCCCGCGCGGCCCGCTCGGACGCGGCCTCCTCCGCGGTGCTCACGCGTCGTGAGCCGCAGCGTGCTTGGCGGCCGCGGCCTCCCGATCGGGGTTGCCTGCGGCGGCCTCGGTCATGGCGGCGATCTGCTGGTCGGTCGCCGTGCGCCCGACCGGCGCCTCGTCGGGCTCGGACACGGCGGCCCGCGCCTCGGCCTCGATCGGCAGGTCCTGCGCCGGCGGGTCGCCAACGGGCACCTCGTTGACCTCGGACTCGTCCATGCTGCTCGCTTCCTCTCGGGTTGGGGGCCCGCATCGCCCGGCCCCGGGGGTGGGCCAGGCGATGCGGCGACTACGGGTGACGCCCGGTCAGAAGACCTAGAACGTCGGGGCGATCAGCCCAGTGCCCTGGATCTGCGCGGACGCCGCCGGGTACCGGCGGAACGTGTACGCGAAGTA